ATTCTTAATATATGAAATTGCCGTATCTGGGTAGCGTACAATTCCGTACTTTGCATTATCTACAAATTCTTCATTCACTCCAAGACCTAAAATTTCTCTTGATGTTTCCATTTCTGTGTTTCTAACAGCCTTGACAAGTTCTATATACTGTTTAAAATCTAAAGTCTTCAATCTGTCACGAACTACTTCTTCTTTCTCTCCAACCAAATCGGCAATATCTGCAATTTTGTCATCGATGCTTTCAGTTCTCATTGATTTTTGTATTTCTTCTTTTAAATTCATAATAGTACCTCTTACCTTTTATTCAACGTTTTTAAACGTCTACTTGCAGGATTCATTCTTCTTGTCATAGCCGCTTTTCGTTTCAACCTTGATCCTAGTTTTGCTTTTGTCCTAGCAAGAGTAAATCTCTTTTTAATATCAACTGGCTTAAAACAAGCCGTCGGAGTTGATACAGTTTTACCTTTTAATCTACCAGATGAACATCTGTACTTACGTACAATTTGTCTGCCTTTTCTAGCATAAACTAGTTTGGCTTCTTCTACTGGTTGGAGAACTTCAAATACTTGCATTATATACCTACCGCACTGCCAAATACAGATGTTAATAACGCTAACAACATTGTAGCAAATAATGTAGAACTTGCCCAGATAATAATCTTTTTAAGTTCAGAAATACCTTCTTTAGTTTCAGAGGCATTTTTCTCAATAAGACCTTCTAATCTAACAATACTTGTGTCAAGGTTTTTGAATCTTTCATGGGCAACAGCTACATGAGTTTCTAAACTTTCTGCTTCTAACTGCGCCAACTTGCTATCAATTCCTGCCATAATAAAACTCCAAATCTAGGGAAAGTGTTATCCCGTTGATTGTATTTATCATTTTAATTCAGAAATTTTTTATGCGAATTTAATGTATTTTTGCTTTTCTGGTTTAGGTTCATTTTTCCACATATTTCCAACATCAGTATATGACATATTCATTTCTTTTGTATGAGGATTATATGTTTTTCTAGTACTAGTAGAACCAACTCCTAGTCCAACAGCAACATAGAGGTCTTTCATATCGTCTATGTTTAATTTTTCTTTAATCTTATCCAAATGCTCGTATTCCCAATCCATACAATTACAAAATCCACTGTCCAATCCTTTAGTTTTCGCTGAAAGCATAATATTAGTAGATGCAATTCCTATTTCCATTGCAGTTATCATATGTCTATTGTACACTTGTGTCTGTAAATCAATAGTATGAGAAGGATCACCTTCTCTATTCCAAGGTGCATCTTTTCTTCTAGTAAATACTAAAAGGTACGGTGCTAATACTTGTGTGTTATATTGTGCATTTGGTGTTCTTGGGTCACGTTGACAAAAATTATTGAAATGATTTCTAAATTCTGTATCTGACCAATCAAATATATTGATTTCGTATCTTACTACATTTTGTTTTGAAGCTGAACGCCTATGAACTTCGTCCATTATTTCTTCGACAACGCTTTTATCAACAACCTGATCCATATCCCAAGTTGTTGTTTGTACTCTGTCGTCAATTAATGATGCCCATTCCATTATAGAATGTCTGACATTACATATTCTATATTAACGCCTTCTTGCAAAGAAACACCGTCAATGGTAATGCCCTCAGTAAGTTCTTTTAATATAGAAGTGGTATCGCCATTTCTTTCAAATACTTTACCATGCTCTACTGCAAACTTAAATAGCATACCAGCGCCCGTTAACGATGGAGCTAGTCCATCTAGTGACACTGATAAAGGGTTATTCATAATGATAGGTTGTGCAACTAATGAAACTAAGTTAACTATGTCATCAAAATTTTGCTGTGACTGGTCCGAAACATCACCGGTTGATGTAATGTCTAATCCTTTTACATACAATGTGTAAAAGTTGATATTGCCTGATAAGTTTTCACCAGCACTTGCGGCTCCATGTATTCTTGCCATATTTTTTCTCCAAATATAAATTTATATTCTTGTTATATGTATTTATCATTTTATAAGGTAAATCAAAGGCAAAAAAAAGACCCTCTTAAAGAGGGCCTTTTAATTACACGTAAAGTGTGGGTTGGACTTAAAGTCCAGGGGGGTAATAACTTAGTAATCGAAGTCGGCTACTGAGAAATCAGCACCTAGAGCCGCGTCTAAACCAGCGGCATCCCATGCGCCGTTGTTTTCTACTGCGATTCTTACATCGTTACCATCGATAGCACCAACTAGTACTACTGTAGCACGTGTTCCTGTGCCTTCGATAATTGCTTTCATGTCGCCTGCCGCCATACCAGTCTTAGTCACTGTGAAGTGATTTAAGTTACCAGTAAGGAATTGACCTGCTGAATATGTTTCATGTACTTTTGCCATTTTAGTTCTCCTAAATAACTATTTCCTCGGGCATTATAAAATTGTAGTGCCCTATGCTTTTATTTATCTTTTTTTGCAAAAAAGTGGGTTTTATTTACCTCTGGATCCGTATTTCCCACCAATATTTCTTCCAGTTTGATAAGATGTCTTGCCCATTGCTTTTCCTAGCTTGCCTGCACCGTATATTACGCCTACAGCCGCCGCGGCCTTAGTAATTGGACTGTCCCAAATCTTCTTTTTGGTGTCTTTTTCGTCATTTACAACATAATTTCCACGCTTCTGGAACTTCTGTAATGCTGGAAATAACTCACTACGCATTGCTTTTCTACGTAGATATTGCATCATTCTGGTTGTTACTAATGCTTTCTGATTTTGATTTAGATTATCCCAATCACCTACAAGTCTTCTCATAGATTTAAGCATTCCATCTTGTATATTCAAATCACGCTGAAATCTTAACAGCATTCTTTGTTCAAATCCAGGTTCTGATTTACTTGCTGATATATGACCTAGATATCTTATAACTTCTTGTCTTTTTAAATTAATACGCTTTAGTGCTATTTCATCACGTTCATCATCTGCACTAACTTCTTTACCTATTATACGATTAAGCATGATATACAAGTCAGTACCGCTTGTTCTAAAGTAATCGAAATTACGGTATGCGATTGTTCTCCCAGCATATTCTGATGCCAATGGTGCAAACTCATAGTCTTTATTAAACATATTTAAAATCATCATATATGCAAATGTTAACTCTGCCGCATCATCTACATTTGTTTTATTCTGATTTTGTTTTGTTCTAAACAGTCTACTTTCTGTGAACGTATTAACTAATTGTAATTTGCCTTTATATTGTTCCATCATTTTGTATTCCTCGATTGCAATACTTGACTGCATTTATCACTAGCATAAGTTGTAAACCATCTTGGAGCAAACGCATGTATCATACACGCATATGCGGCCTTTTCTAGTTGCCACGAAACCCACATTGCATGTTTAAAATGTTCCCAGCGTGTTTCGCCTACTTCTTCTAAGTGTAATTTACATTTCTTACTTAACATCTAACTAATCCCTTGGTGCGAAATTTGCCGCACTAAACTCTAATCTATCTACAATCTTCATTGCTCTACCAACATGGTCAACAATAACAAATCCTTCTGGATCTGTGACTTTAAATGAACCGTCTGGTTGTTCAATGAAACTGTCTATTGCTTTAATGTTCTTCATCTTTTGCTGAAACATCATTTTTACTGCTTCAACTTTAAGATATGCACGATACATTTCTGCAATTTGTGTCTCGTATGTATTTATGATATTAGCTAACGCATCTTTTGTTTGTAATCTAGCCTGTCCTGCTTTGCCTTCAGGTCCTGTAGCTAAACCGCTAATTTCTTTATCTAATTTATTATTTAAACCCTGTAAAAACTCTTTAACAAATTTAGTTACATCTGATTCTAATGCTTGTCCAGAACGTATTGGTAAGTTTGCGTGTGCCTTAATAGCTTGTACTAAGTCAATAGACCCTATCTTTTGATTAATTGCTTTGAAAGTATCTGCATCAATTTTCATTGAAGATAATTCTTTAATTGCTTGTTTAATCTTTGCAACATTTTCTTGCTTTAGTTGTACCTGTCCTGATACATCTTTAATACGTGCATCAGTAAACCAAACTTTAGATGAAGACTTAAGTTTACTTGAATCATAACCAAATGATGCTTTCATGTCTGCTAGACTATCGCCTGCATAACTTGTATGAAACACAATTCCTATTTCAGCCGACTGCATTTCTTTTGCTGTTTTGCTATCTGCTGGTACAACGTATGTGATTGTATTTGGTTTAAATGCAATATGAGATTTGCCATCTATATTAACAGTTTTCAAATCACCTTTAGTAAACAATAAGTCACCTTGTATAACACCCTCAATACCTAAGTCTTTTAGGTACTCTAATGATGCCGATAGCTTATTTCTCAAACCTGCTTTACTTACTTCTTCACCGTTCTTAGTAGTATCTTGGTGATTGTTTTCAATGTCAGCTTGTGATTTATTTAATTTTGGTGTTTTTGCAAATACGCCTTTTGTGCCTACAAAGAATTGTCCATCTGATGGATCTGTTCCGCAAAATACTGCCGGAGAACCATCCCATTTCGTAGTGATAGCGTCTCCGCCACCTTGTCCATCAAGTGTACTTAATAATTTAGTGAAAGTGTCTACGACTCTTTTTAATCCAGACGTACCATGCATAAACACAAGTTCTTCTGCGTGGTCTAAGTGCGTATTCTTATCTTCCTGTAATTCAGAATCTAGCAGACCTTTCATTTTATTATGAAAGCCTACTTGCTTAAGACGAGGTTTGCGTGGTCCTCTAAACCTACGTTCTCTGCCTTTGCTTAATGTAATCTCTCTTATTTTCATTTCTTATCCCCATACGGGCTTTCGCCTGTTAGATGTGGTCTAGCAAACCATAATTTAAACCATTCATCTGTTCCTGGCTTAACATCATGCTTTTTCATATATTGAGATTTTTCAGTACCCGAATAAGATATGTTTTCTTGGGTGGCTTGCTGTTGGTATGGTTTGTATATACCTGCAAGTTTTCTTAATTGATTTAACTGTTCTTCAAAATCCATCTATGTTTTAGCCTTGACACTTTTTATTCCACGTTTAAACTTCCTAGGGTCTTGTGACCTAATACTATTAACTAGACGCTTGGTCAAGTCATTTGCAGTATCCTCATCAAACTCTCTGCTAATAAATTCAATAAGATTTATAGCACCAGATATGATATGTTCGCCTTTTTGCTCAACCAAACGTTCTTTTTCTTTATCAAAAGCTAAAGAATTTAATTCATCAAATAGGCTTCTACGAGGTTTATCCATGATATTTCTCCGTTCTAACTGTATTTATCAGTTTTCATCAAAAGGAGAACGTGTCTTGGTCTTTAACATTGCTCTCAGATTCATTGCAACATCCGTTTTTTCTTCTGTTTGCGTTTCTTGTGTATTTACTGTAGTTTTCTTACGTAAATTTTCCATCAAGTCTGTAGCACTTGATGATGTTTGTCCATCATCTTCTGATGTATCATCTGAAATTCTTAAGCTATCTCTATCAAAAACTAGATTAACTTTACTTCCTACACCACTAGATGAACGAGTTTTTAATAACTGCAACTGATATTGTCCACGCTCACGCATTGTGTGACTTGTAAAAATACCAATAACGTTATCCGCTGTTTGAATTTTAGATATACCACCTGCAATATGAGAATGGTCAAATTCGATTTCTTCTACCGCACTTCTATTTAACTGTGATGCAGTAACCATAACTGTTTGAGTTTCCATAGCAAAGTTACGAATTTCTTCTGTAACATATTTGTCTTTGATAAACAAATCACTTGCTGATACTTTCTTTGTTGCAGGCATTAACAAATCTAAGTAGTCAATACACATACAATCTATAGATTTGCCTGTCTGTATTTGCAGTTCTTTGATGTATGACCTTACATCATTAATTGTAGAACCAGAAGGCATATACTTAACTCTTAACATGCCTGACTTCTTACTTTTAGTTCTAACTTGAAGTTCTACATCATCTAATTCTTTAAAGATACGTTTTGTACTTCTATCTGTTTGCATCGCATACATACGCATACTTGACAATGCTTCCGAAAGTTCCAGTGTTATGTAAACACAGTTCAATCCTGCTTCTGCCCAATTCAAACTCATGTTCTGCATGAACAAAGATTTACCTGCACCTGAACCACCTGCAAAAATAGTTATCTCGCCTCGGTTGATGCCACCATATAATTTGTCATCAAGCACCTTCCAACCAGTAGTCATTTGCCCATTGTTATCTTTGAGACCTTCAAGTACGCTTCTAGGATCTGCATAATAATCTGTACCCAATGAACGGGCAAGACCAGTCTGTACTGCTTCTTTAATTCTAAGTTCTACTTCACCATATTGACCTTGTTCAAGTAAATCTGCACTATCAATAATTGCACGTTCAATCGCTTTATGTCTACTAAATGTTTCAAACTCATCAATAAACCAATCTGTGTGTTGTTCAATATTATCTATTAATTCAATTTCTTGCCCTGTCTGTGCTTTAATTATAGCAGGAGTTGGTACAGTCGAGTATTCTTCGCTATGCTCAACTAAAGTTTCAACAACTTTTCTTAGATTTCTATCAAAAAATTTAGGTTCAACAATAGCACGTACCCGTGAATAAAGTTCAGGATCGCTTATCATAAATTGAACAAATAGTTTTTGTAAATCTACGCTATAATCTTTTACATCAGCCATATGTATATTCTACTCTCTCTCAGTATTAATGTCAACTGTTTTCTGCTCTTTCATGTAACAATCGTACACCCTATCAAAATTCTTATCTTCCCATTCATAATTATCTGTAAGAAATTTTCTTAACTTTTCTTTATCATATATGTATTCTAATTCAAGAACCTTATCTTCCTTACGTTTTTCTTTAGATATAATATGAGACTCATTCACATGTTTACTTAAATTAAATGGTACATCTGACTTATTTTTACGTAATTTATTACTATTAAGAATATCCAAACTCTTTTGTGTATTAATACAAATAAACAAAGTTTCATTAATTTTATAATACTTAGATAGTGCCTGATATTCCTTTAGTCCACCAAACTTATCAATTATATAAAATCCATCATGGAATGTCGTAATAGATGATTGTAAAGACCATCTGTCAGATGGAACCATATTTAATTTATACGAATGTACATCAATCATATTGATATATTGTTTTATACTACCCGGCTTATGTATCTCATTGCAAAATGTTCTGGAAAAATCAGCAATATGATTGCACATCTTAATTGGTCTGATTGCTCCTACATCATCAATATGACAAAAGTCCTCAAACCATATATCCTTCGTATTGACATAAATTGAAAATTTGTTATCATCTGTAATTCTTACCAAATCAACATTAGGATCTCCTACTGTTAGTAGAAGCCTAATAAAGTCACCACATGCACCACCGTGATATGTTATTGCACGATGGGTGCATCCGTTTGGCACTAATGGTATCACGAATTCAGTCTCGATTTAAATAAACTACTTACACTTTCTTCATTACTAACTCTACGAATTGCTTCACCAAATAATTTTGAAACACTGGCTTGTCGTGTCTTCTTGCAAGTTTTAGGGCAACGATTAGAAATGCTATCAGTTACTACTAATTCTTCTAACACACTAGCTTCTACTTTCTCACATGCTTCTCCTGTAAGAACTCCGTGTGTAATATATGCTCGTACACTTAGGGCGCCAGCATCCATAATTGCCTGTGCGGCATTGCACAATGTTCCGCCACTGTCAACAATATCATCTACTAAAATAGCATGTTGTCCGTTAACTTCACCAATAATATTCATTACTTCGCTTACACCTGCTTTAGGTCTACGCTTGTCAACAATCGCAATGTCTCCGTGAAACATATCAGCAAATTTTCTAGCACGTACAGTACCACCAGCATCGGGTGAAACAAATACACATCCTTCAGTAGTGTCAACATTTCGTTCAATATCTTTTGCAAATGCAATACGACTTGTTAAATCATCTACGGGAATATCAAAGAAGCCTTGAATTTGGCCTGCGTGTAAATCCATTGTAAGTATTCTATCTGCACCTGCTTCTGTCAACAAGTTTGCAACAAG